GGTATCTACCAAAACTACTGGAATAGATGCCAAACAGCCTAAGATCTGGACCGAAAGCGAAATAGCGAAAATGTCCCTAGATCAATTTGATAAACACGAAGCAGAAATTCGTGAAGCAATATCTGAGGGAAGAGTTCGCAGAGGATAACTTTTCTACTTAGGAGTAATTTAAAATGGCTAAAAACGTAAGTGATCAATTTTTTGAACCGTCCACAGATACAGATGCAAACTTTGCAAACTCCGTATCTGGTCAAACTAACTCGTTCTTCCTGCCGAAGGTATATTCCAAGCAGGTACTCAACTTTTTCCGTAAGGCGTCTGTAGCAGAAGCTATTACTAATACGGATTATGCTGGCGAGATTGCTGGATTCGGAGACACTGTACGCATCATCAAAGAACCCGAAATTACTGTTGTTCAGTATGAGCGTGGACAAGATGTAACACAAACCAAGTTGACTGACCAAGAAGTTACCTTGATTGTTGATACAGCTAACGCATTTAAGTTCATCGTAGATGACATTGAAACAAATATGTCTCACGTTAACTTCCGCGACGTAGCAACTTCTTCAGCAGCTTACGCATTGCGTGATGCTTTTGACGAAGGCGTAATTGCTGCTATGTTCTCAGGCGTATCATCTTCAAGCCCTGACCACGTACTTGGTTCTGACAACGCAACTGACCTTGCTGCTGGTACTTTTGACGGTACTGGTAACTTGGACATTGGTTTTGGTTCTTCTGAACACGATCCTATTGATGTAATGGCTCGTATGGCGCGTTTGCTTGATGAGCAAAACGTACCAGAAGAAGGACGTTGGTTCTTAGGATCTCCTGACTTTTATGAGCAGCTTGCACAAAGCTCCTCTAAGCTTCTGTCAGTAGACTTTAATGCTGGACAAGGTTCAATCCGCAACGGTCTGGTAAGCTCTGGTAAGCTCCGTGGTTTCAATATGTACAAGTCTAATAACATTGCCTCAACGTCTAACGCTGCTGGCAAGTGCTTGGCTGGTCATATTTCTTCTACGGCTACGGCTCAGACGATTACTAGCACTGAAGTAATCCGTGATCCTTCAAGCTTTGGCGACATTGTACGCGGCCTCCATGTATATGGAGTTAAGGTACTTCGTGGCGAAGCTTTGGTATCGGCTTTCTACGGTATTGACTAATAGTCATCGGCTACGGGGGTCTTTATGGCCCCCACGCCTTTTACTGGATTAAATTATGCCTCAGATAGGAAACGAACAAAATCCAATTAGAATGAGTCCTAGACGGACAACAAAGCTAAGAGGTAACTATATTAAAAACGAAGATAAAGCTAAGTACGATGCAAACTACGAGCGTATCTTTGGTGCTAAGACAGAGTTTGAAATTGCACGAGAAACATCTAAAACATTTTCAATGGAGCAAGAATAATGGATCATGGAATGAAGAAAAAGGACCGCAAAAAAATGATGGGCGGCGGCGCTCGTTATGGAATGGTGCACGGCGGTGAACATCGTATGAAAAAAGGTCACGGTGGACCCAGAGCAATGTATGGACACGGCGGTTTTGCTTCTATAAGCGATATGGAAAAAGCTTGTTCTAATAGAACGGGTAGAAACACTATGCGTCAGAAGTACGAAGAAAAGAAATGAGGGTATCTGCACCTAAAGGTTATCATTGGATGAAGTCTGGAAAGACTTTTAAACTTATGAAAGATCCAAAAGGCGGCTACAAACCTCATCCCGGTTCAAGTAAAACAGCAAACTTTGAAATTCAAAAGAAGCATAAATAATGGCTACGACTTATCTACAACTATGTAACGAAGTCTTACGTGAAATAAACGAAGTAGAGCTAACTAGTGCAGACTTTGCTACGTCTGTAGGTATTCAAAGTCATGTAAAAGATCTTGTAAATCGTGCTTACTTAGATATTGTTAATGAAGAACCGCAATGGCCTTTTTTAGCTGTAGGAGAAAGTGGTGATACTGATCCTATGTATGGTAATGCATATGTAGAAACTGTGGCAGGAACTAGATGGTACGAACTAAAACCAGCAAGCAGTAGTTTAGTAACAGACTATGGCTATATTGATTGGGATAATTTTTTATTAACTACAGTAGGCGTAAGTGGCGAGTCTGCTCCTTATACTATTAGAAATCTTAGATTTACAACCATTGAAGAATGGAAAGATTATTTTAGGATTTCTCAAAATAAAGATGATGCAGATACTCAAAACTATGGTGTTCCTGATAGAGTAATTAAAAGTCCTGATAATCGTAAGTTTGGCCTAAGTTCTATACCTGATAAAGTATATCGTATTTGGTTTTATGCTTATGCCTTGCCTACAGAGCTAAGTGCTTTTTCTGACGAGTTAGTTTTTCCAGATTTATATGTTCCTGTATTAATTAATAGAACTAGATACTACGTGCATCAGTTTAAAGATAACGCACAAGCAGCAGCTTTTTCTAATGAAGATTATAAAAAAGGTCTTAAGAATATGAAGCTGAATCTTATGGAGCCTACACCCGGATACTTTAAAGATGATAGGATGAGATTTATTTAATGGCTACATCTTTACCGTTTGGAGTTTCTTGTCGCGGAGGGTTAAATACTAACCTCAATCAGTTTGAGATGTTAGCGCAGCCCGGACTTGCTATTGAGTTAGAAAACTTTGAAGTAGATTCAGACGGTGGCTATAGAAGAATAAATGGCTTTACTGCTTATGGTGGAGCTAGTGCAGCAAGACCAAACGGCACAGAAGCTATATTAGGTCTTTTTGTTTATGCTGATGGATTAATTGCTACAGCAGGCAACAATGTTTATTTTACTTTAGATGGAACTAGTTGGCTTCAAATAAACAGAGCTTCAGTATCAAGTAGTGGGGATAATTACAGTACTTTTACTGGACGAAGTGTTTTAACTAGGACAAGCCAAGCTCAATGTAATTTTGCTTTATATGAAGGAGATAGCGATTACGGAGAACTAATAATTACGGACGAAAGTTCTTCCGCTAAACCTTTTTATTTTAAAATGACAGGAAGTGGAGCTTTAACTTCACGTACATATTATGCACAAGAAATTACAGTTAGCGGTTCTGTATATCCTACTGTATGCACTATGCATGATAGACACTTGGTTGTTTCAGGAGATAGTAATAATCCTAATACTATTTATTATAGTCACACAGATGCTCCTACTGATTTTACAGGCTCTGGTGCAGGTAGTATTAAGTTAGATGATAAAGTAATTGGGCTTAGAGCTTTTCGTGCAGATTTAATTATTTTTTGTAAGAATAGTATTTTTAAATTAATTAATATTAACGACTCTAGTAATATTGCTGTTGTACCTATAACAAAAAACGTAGGTTGTTTAGATAATCATAGTATTCAAGAAATTGCAGGCGATTTAGTATTTTTAAGTCCTGACGGTGTAAGAACTATTGCAGGTACAGCCCGTATTGGTGACGTTGAATTAGGTAGCGTTAGTAGACAAATTCAAGATATTGTAGAAACAATCGCAAAAGGTATTGATGGTTTTATTATAGACAGTGTAGTATTAAGACAAAAATCTCAATATAGATTATTTTATACTACAAGTACACAGGCAGCTTCAGATGCTAAAGGTATTATAGGTTCATTAACTTCTAATGGTTTTGAGTGGTCTGAAACAAAAGGAATACAAGCAAGGGCAGTAACTTCAGGATTTAATTCAGCTGGTGTAGAACAAACTTTTCATGGCGATAGTAATGGCTATATATATGTACATGATAACGGAGATTCTTTTATACACTCAGGCTCTGAAGCTGATATTAGAGCAACTTATAAAACACCTAACTATGATTTTGGAGATTTTGGCACTCGTAAAAATATGCGATACGTTAAAATTTCTGTTACTCCAGAAGGCACAGCACAGCCAACACTACGTGTAAGATATGATTATGAAGATACAAAAATACCACAGCCTTTAGATTATCAGCTTCTTTCAGTGCCTTTACCCGCTATTTTTGGAACAAGTGCATTTGGTTCTGGTTCAGTTTTTGGAGCTACTAATGATCCAATGGTACGCCAAGCAATCCAAGGTGGTGGTTTTACAGCAAGCTTTAGGCTTAGATCCGAAGATAAAAATCCACCTTATGCTATTAATGGTATGTATATAGATTATATACCATCAACTAGGAGATAATATGGCAAGCTATACACGACAAAGCAGTTTTTCTGACGGAGATACAATTAGTGCTTCGTTATTTAATAATGAATATAATCAATTAGTCACTGCTTTTTCTTACGCCTCGTCTGGTACTACTGGCCATCGACACGATGGAACTACTGGAGAAGGCGGTAACATCCATACTATTGGTGATCAAGATTTTTTAAATAAAATTGTAGTTGACTCTACTAATAATAGATGGGGTTTTTATGTTCAAGTTTCTTCATCAGCTGTCGAACAAATTCGCATACAAGATGGGGCTATTGTGCCTGTCACTGATAGTGATATTGATCTTGGCACATCCTCACTTGAATTTAAAGACTTATTTATCGATGGTACAGCAAGCATTGATAGTCTCACTCTCACGAGCGGAGCTACTGTCACTGTAATTTTTGATGAAGACGATTTGTCTTCAAATAGTGCAACAGGTTTAGCTACTCAACAGTCTATTAAGGCTTATGTAGATTCTCAGGTTACAGGACAATCGCTATCATTTAGTGGTGACTCTGGTGGTTCTTTAAGTATTGATTTAGATTCTGAAGCTTTGACAATTACTGGTGGTACGGGTATTGATACTACAGGCTCTACTAATGATATGAGTATAGCTATCGATAGTACGGTAGCAACATTAACTGGTAGTCAAACACTTACTAATAAAACTTTAACAGCACCTGTAATTAGTTCTATTTCTAATACAGGAACTATTACACTTCCTACGTCTACTGATACTTTAGTAGGTAGAGCAACTACAGATACTTTAACTAATAAAACAATTAGTAGTGCTTCAAATACAATTACTGTTAATTTAGGATCAGCTACTGTTACTGGTACTTTAGCCCAGTTTAATTCTGCATTATCTGATGGATCTTTTGTAAGTTTAACAGGCTCTGAAACACTAACAAACAAAACACTTACGTCTCCAGTAATAACTACACCACAAATTAATGATACTTCAGCTAATCATCAATATGTTTTTGCAGTTTCAGAACTTGCAGCTGACCGCACTGTAACACTTCCGCTTTTAGCAGGTAACGATACTTTTGTATTTCAAGATCATACTCAAACTTTAACTAATAAAACTCTTACAGCTCCTGTTATTAGTACTATTTCTAATAGCGGTACTGTTACGTTACCTACAGGTAGTACAACTCTTGTTGGTACTGGCACTTCTGATGTATTAACTAATAAGACTATTTCAGGCTCTTCTAATACTTTAAGTAATATTGGTAATAGCTCTTTAAGTAACTCTAGTGTTTCTTTTGGAGGTATTAGTGTTTCATTAGGAGGTTCTGATGCCACTCCTGCTTTTGATTTGTCAGATGCTACAGGATATACAGGAGATTCTAATCTTGTTACAACAGGTACAATTACTTCTGGTGTTTGGCAAGGCACAGCAGTTGCTGATGCTTATGTAGCAAATGATTTAACCATTAGTGGAGGTACTGTAAATAACACAGTTATTGGAGGAACTACAGCAGCAGCTGGAACTTTTACATCTCTAGCTATAGATAACATCACAATCGACGGGACGGAAATTGATCTGTCTTCTGGTGATCTCACTATCGATGTGGCGGGTGACATCATTCTTGATGCAGATGGTGGAGACTGGAGATTCAAAGACGCAGGAACAAGCATTTTAGAAATTAGTAATGTGAGTAGTAGTGCTGCTCTTTATAGTGCAGTTTCGGATGCTGATATGTTGTTTAAAGGCAACGATGGTGGTTCAGCAATCACAGCATTGACTCTTGATATGTCAGAAGCAGGGGCCGCTACGTTTAATTCCACTGTTACTGCAAACGCTGGAGTCGTTGTAGACAACATTACTATTGATGGTACAGAGATTGATTTGTCTTCTGGCGACTTAACACTAGACGTTGCAGGTGACATCATCCTTGATGCAGACGGTGGCGATTTTGTATTTCAAGATGGTGGGACTAACAGAGCGCGAGTAAAAATTAATGACAGTTCCAATGTTGACTTTGAGGCGCTAACGGCTGATCACGACATTCGGTTCAGGGGCGTTGATGGCTCCTCAACAATTACTGCCCTCACGCTGGATATGTCAGAAGCTGGTAGAGCCACGTTTAATGACAACGTGAATTTAGGTGACACAAAAAAACTTGTTTTAGGTGATGGTGATGACCTTCAGTTTTATCACGATGGTTCAAATAACTACATCGCAGGCGCTACCAGCGATCAAGACCTTATTTTTCAGGGTGTAGATGGTGGTTCAGCAATTACTGCTCTCACTCTTGATATGTCTCAAGCAGGTGAAGCAGATTTCAACAGTGCTGTTAAAGTAGCGGGCGGGATTGTTGCTCATCAAACAAACAGGGGTGTGCTGGAGTACGCTTCAAATGTTTTCAAAATTAGGGCATATGGCGCAACGTCTGGAACTGGCGTAGTTACGATTAACACTGGCGGTGGTGGTGCTAGTGCTGATTCTGAAGCCATGCGTGTTGATGCCTCTGGCCGACTACTGATCAACAAAACGTCAGCTACAGGCAACCTGTCATTAGAGTCTCAAGCGCCGACTGGATTCAGCGTAGGCTCTGGTTTTTATAGTGCGTCTACGCAATCAACCATTGATTTCAAAGACAGCAA